CGAGCTGGGCGTAGGCCGGTTCTCCCAGACGGTCCTCCACGTCGGCCTTGATCCGGGAGAAGACGCGCGATGCGTCCCGCACGAACTCCTCGTAGGCGATGAACCGGACCACCTTCATCACGTGCTGGGGGTAGGCCCCGAAGTCGTCGAGCCGGATGACGTCCTCGAACGTGTCGGCCCGCTTCTTCGTGAAGCCCTTCAGGAGCGAAGCCCGGAACTGGTCGTAGTTGGCCTCGTTGAGGGTGGTCTGGTCCTCCTGCTTCTGGCCCAGCACCGACTCCTTGGGGTCGTACATGGCGGGCCAGTAGCCGCCGGAGAGCGTGATCTCCTGGCCGTCCGCGAGGGTGAGGGTGAGGGGGCGGGCCTCGATCTTCTTCGGCTTGGTCCCGTTCACCCGTTCGTGGACCTCGACGAGCCGGGGCCACAGGTGGGCGTCGTTCAGCTTCCAGAGCTGCTCGACGAAGCGCGCCTCCTCCGCGGTGAGCTTGTTCACCCGGAAGAGCTCCTGGACCTGCTCCATCGTCCAGCCGCGGCCGCCGAGCAGCCGGTCCATGTTCGACTGGTTCCCGAGGTTGGCAAGGATCTGGAGCATCCACTGCCGATCCACGGCGCCGCGGCGGCGCTGGCCGGGCAGCGGCGGCAGCATCGACCGGTCCACCTGGTCGTACTGGCGCTGCCGCATCTCGGCAGGCATCTGCTCGAAGGCCTCGGCCACCTTCACGGCCACGAGCTCGAGGAGCCGGTGCTCCACCCCCCGGGCCTGGTAGTAGCGGTCCCGGATGGCCGCCCGGACCGATGGCCCCAGGTAGTCGTCGTCGAGGTAGGTGGTGAGCGGGTCGGTGATGGCGGCGAGCGCGCCCTGGCCGGTGGTCCAGAGCACCCCCTGCTTCATGGTCCGCTGGCTGCCCGCCTCGGGCGCCCCGGCCTTCGCCGGCAGGCGGGAGGCCTCGCTGCGGATGTCCCCCACCAGGGCGTCGAGGCTCACCCGCTGGCCGCCCACCACCACCGTCAGGCGGTTCCGGGCGGCCCGGCGGATCTGACGCAGCGCGGCGTCCACCTCTCCGAGCTCGGAGACCGAGAGCGCATCGAAGGCCTTCGGGTTCCGCAGGAGCCCCTCGACCACCACCACGTCGAAGTCGGCCTCCAGGTCCTGCTGGGCGAAGGCCTCTTGGAGCGCGAGGAGGCCATGCTGCCGAACCTCCTCGGGGATGCCCTGCACCAGGCCGGCGCCCTCGATCACCTGGAGCGCCACATCCCGGAAGACCGGAGAGGCCTTCCCTAGGCGCTCCTGGCCCTTCTCGGAGAGGAGCTTGTCGGCGAGCTCCTGCACGGCCGCGGCCTGGTCCACCGCCGCCGTGGCGGCCCGGTGGAGGTAGAAGTTGAGCACCCGCTCCTGGGAGGCCTTCTGGGCGGCCTGCCAGTCGCCCTTTTCGACCGCGGCGGCATGCCGGCGGAGCGCGGCCCGCTCGGCCAGGAAATAGCGGCGGGGGTCGAGCTGCTGGATGAGCTGGCGTCCGACGATGATGGCGGCGGCCGCCCGGACAGTTTCGACCGGCGGGCCGCCCGGCTTCCCGGCTTTCTTCCGGTCCTCCGCCCACTGCCGGTGGAGCTCCTCCACCACCGAGGGCTCGTCGTGTAGGGCCCGCGCGACCAGGTCTTGCAGCCGGGCCCGCTCCTCGAGGACGCCCGGGTGCTTCTGGGCCATGGCCTCGGCCGCCCGCGCCTCGACCCAGGCGTCCCGCTTGGGGGTCCGAACCATGGCCTGGAGAAGCGCCTCCCCGGACTCCAACCCCATGGCGGCGGCCAGGTGGTCGGGGTGGATGTACTCCCCCCCCTTCGAGGAGAGGAGGCCCCGGAACTTCTCGGCCGCCGCCGCCGCGCCCACCGCGGCCACGACGCTGCCCCGCTCGAGCTTCACGTCCGGGCCCAGGGCGGCGAGTCCCTCGAATCCGCCTGCCTCGCCCCGGCGCAGGAAGGCCCAGGCGGCGACCTCCGGGAGGCGCTCGTACTCCGCCTCGGCCGCGGCGGTCTCCTGGCGCAGTTCGGCCTTCCACCAGCGTTCGGTGACGCGCTGCACCTCGCGCAGGGCGGAGACCTCGGCTCGGCTCTGCGCCGCCTCGAGGGCGGGCCCGCCGATGCCGATCTGCCGGGCCGACGCCTGGATCTCCTCGTCGGTCGCCAGCATCCGGTCGAAGACCCCGCGGATCTCCGGGCTGAGATCGACGCCCAGGGCCGTGGCCTCCCGGTAGACCTGGCGGAGCCACAGGGCGAACTGCCGGAAGGCTCCGGCGAGGCCCAGGGACGGCGCCTTGCCCTCTAGGAGGTAGGCCTCGAATCCGCGGGCCCACTTCTCGAAGGGCTCGACGAGCGCCTTGACCTCGGCCTTCTCCTCCCGCGTCATCTCCCGGCCGGCGGCGCGCGCGGCCGCTCGGATGGCGGTGGCGTCCTTGGCGCGCTGGTCGAGCTCGGCTCGGTCCTTCACCCCCATGAAGTCCAGGGCGGCATGCAGGTCGGCCTGCACCTGGCCGGGGGCCCCGGCGCGCTCCGCCAGGTCCGCCTTCAGCTCCCAGAAGGCGTGGGCGGACTCGTGCAGGAAGGTCGAGAGGTCGGCCTTCTCGGTGAGGAAGATGGAGGCGACCCGCTGTGCGCCCTGCCTCGCGGTCTCCAGCCAGCCGCGGACGCCCTGCTCCAGGATGCTCGACCCCGCCGGCCAGTACCCGGCCTCGTGGATGGAGTCGCCGTTCGTGAAGACCTCGCTGGCCGCGACCGTCTTCTCGATGATCTTGAAGCCCTTCGTGAACCTCTCTCCGTGCTGCTCGGCATACCGTCGATTCAGTGTCACCCAGTCGCCAGCGCCGATCTCCGCGTCGGTCACATCAGCCGGGACGGCGCGATAGATGACCACCGGAGCATCAGGCTTGCCGCGAAGGGCCTGGAGCGTCTTCATGGTCTCGCCGTCAAGGGACGGATCGCCATGACCGTAGATCCGGGCGGCGCTGGGGCCGTACACGTCCGCGGGGTAGATGACTCCTCCGCCGGTCAGATCGTGGAGTGGAGCCCCATCAGAAGGCCTCGGAGGGCGGTGCCGACCACCGTAGTCCTTGGCACCCTGCTCCAGGATGCTGGCCGTGCGCGGGTCGGCCAGGTTCAGGCGGGAGAGGATGTCGCCGGTGTCGAACCGGGCGGCCCCCTGGTCTCCCAGGGCCATCTCCGCGCGTACGACGTCGGCGCGTGCCGCCTTGTAGCGCGGGTCCGACTGCGCTGCCTCGGAGCCGAGCGCGGCGACGCGCGCCGCCATCCGCCGCTCGCCGTCCGCGTGCAGGTTCGTCCAGAACCGCTGCGCCGTGACCGTGTAGGGCTGCGCCAGCGCCTGCACGGGGGCGACCCCGGGCTGGGCGGCCGCGATGCGCACCACGAGCTGCTGGGCCACCTCGTCCACGTCGAGGCCGGACCGGGCCGCCTCGGTTCGGACGAACCTCCGCCACAGCTTGACCTGCGGCTCGACGGCGGACTTCTTGAGCTTTCCGGCCTTGGCGAGCTCCTCTCCGATGCCCGTGAAGAGCTGCTCGGCGGGGGTGGGCTTGTCCTCCTCGGACCCCACCTCGTCCACGAGGCGCTTCGTCTCCTCGACGACCCGCTGCTTCTCGGCCTCGCGCTCCCGCGGCGTGGGCACACCCACCGCCCGGGTGGTGGTGTCGGAGAGGAGCTGCTGGGCCAGGCCGGCCGGGCCCCACCGCTCGACGTACTCCTGCAGCGGCACCTCCAGCTTGTCGCCGGTGGCGAGGGCCTCCTGATAGCGCCGCACCGCGTCATCGCCGGCCGTCTGGCGGACCAGCTCGACCGGGTCCACGTTGGCCTCCTGGGCCAGCGTGACGATCCCGGCCGGGTCGATGTAGGCGGCGCGCACCGCCTCCCCGCTCGCCGCGGTCTCCTGCTCCACCATCTGAGCGAAGACCTCGGGGGAGGCCTTGGCGGTGGGGCTGTCCTGGATCGCGGTGGTGATGCCGCGCAGGCGCTGCTCGGCCAGCACCGAGGCCCTGACCTCGGAGGCCTCCATGTGGTGGCGGCGCGCCGCCCCGCCGGCGCCCAGGACCGCCGAGCCGGCCGTGGCCTTCCCGAAAGCGGTGACGGCGTCCTCGATGGCCTGGACGGGGTCGGCCTTCTGCGGCTCGAACGACCCGCCCCCCGCCTCGCCGGCCGACCGGGAGCGGGTGTACCAGCCGAAGAAGTCCTGGAGCAGGTTCTGGGCGCCCTCCTCGAGGCCCTCCGAGAAGGCGGTCTTCGCCCACTGCTGGGCGGTCCGCTCGAGCATCCGGCGGCGCACGGGGTCGCGGGCGATGGTCTGGAGGAAGGCGCGGGCTTCGGCCTTGACCGCGCCGGCGCCCCGCAGGCCGAGGAGCTTCGACCACGGGCCCAGGTTGACGCCGGTCTCGATGGCGGCGGCGAGCATGGCGTAGTTGATGGCCGCGCCCATCGCGATGGAGTCGTCCACCTTCCGGCCCTGGTCGTCCACCTGCTCCCGGAAGTCCCAGTAGTTGCCGAGCTCCATCGTGAAGCTGGTAGCGAAGGATGCCGCCCCCGCCGCGACGCGCCCCGCTCCCGCGCCCAGCGGACCGCCCGCGAGAGCGCCGACGGCGGTGGCCGCCAGGGACACGCCCTCGGAGCCCACGAAGTCGGCCGCGTCGAGGAAGACCTGTTCGGTCTGGGAGGCGTCGTAGTCCCGGGCGACGCCGCGGTTGCGCAGCCCCAGGGCCTGCTTCTCGATCTCGTAGGTGTCGGCGCCGCCCGCCTTGGCCTTGAACTGCCGGAGGGCGAGCTGGCCCAGCTCGACGGCGTCGAGGGAGCGGCCGCCGGCGCTCTGGTAGATGCCCGGTGTCACCTGGCGGGAGACCATGGTCCCCGCCGGGATCACCGCGCCGGTAGCCCAGTCGATGACCTCGCCGGGGAGCGGCTTCTGCTCCCAGTGCCCGGTGACGCGCTCGGCGCCCGTCAGGCCAGCCTCCGGCCCCCGCACCGTCGCGACCTTGCTGGGGTTCAGGATCTCGGCGTCCACCGGCTTCGGCTCGAACTCCCGGCCGAGGAGGTGGTCCACGGAGAGCTGGGACCACCGGATGAGCGTCTTCAGGGTGCCGAGGGGCTTGTCCTTGACGATGACCTCGCCCAGAAAGGGCTGGTCGAGGGCGATGGCCGCAAGTTCCGGGTTTTCCTCATAGAAGCGCACCGGGTCGCGCTCGGCCAGGTCGGCGCGCTGGCGCCAGAAGGGGAGTTGTCCCTCGACGAAGGACGGGTCGGCGCCGGTCTTGCGCGAGACCTCGAGGACGGCGGCGCGCTGGTCCGGCTGCACCACCGAGCCCATGATGTCCCCGAGGCGCTGGATCCGCTCCTGGCGCTCCTGCTCGACGTCCACGGCCTCCGACTTCCAGTCGGTGGTAGGCGCCTCCTGGGGGGCCGCTTCCGGCACCGCCTCGTCGAGCCAGGAGGCCATCCTACTTCGCCTCCACGGCGCCATCCTTCTTCGCGTCGTCGAGGCGGGCGCGCGGGATGCGCAAGCGCCGGCCGTTGTGCTCGACGAGAACGGTGTCCGACTGGGGGACCGGAGGTAGCCGGGGCGGCCCGGCCGGCGGCTTGGCGGGCGTGAACTCGGCGCCCCTTCCCTTCACCTCCGACTCCAGCTTCGTCGTCTCGTCCGGCCACAGGTTCTGGAGCCAGCCACCCGGCACCGTCCCCTTGGCGAATTCCTCGGAGGCCCACTCCTTCATCAGCGCCTGAGGCACAGGGCCCGGCTTGCCGGCCCACTCCTTCTCCTTCCGCTCTCCCAGGCGGCGCTGCATCTCGGCCGAGACCTTCCCATGGGTGCTGTCCGGGTCCTTCAGCTTGCTCGGCACCTTCAGGCGCTTGGGTGCCATCTCCCAGGCGGCCTTGAGCTCGTCTGCCGACAGGTGCCGAGGGTCGGGCTTCGGCTCGGTAACGCTCCGGTAGAGCGTCATCGCCTGGCTGACGAGCGGCCCCACCGTGCCGTAGACCTCGGAGACGAAGCGGTCGCCATCCATGGCGCGGTACTTGGTGGGGTTGTCCTGCATGTCCTTCACGACCTTGCCGTAGGCCCGCCAGTTGGCCTCGGTGGGCTTCTCGGCCAGGCTCCGGTCGTGCATCTCGGCGGACCGCTCCTTGTCGCGCAGAGAGGCCCAGAGGTCGGCGGCCTCCTTCCCGTTCGCCGGGTCGGTGAGGTAGGCGCGCTGGGCGGGCGGGACCGACGAGGTCTTGAGGTTCGGCTTCCCATCGGAGCCGGGGGCGAGGACCGCCTGGAGCGCGATGGCGAACTGCTTCGCGGTCTCGTTCTTCCGCTCCTCGTTGGCGTCGGTGATCCTGGCCTTGAGGAAGTCGCGGGCCGCCTTCTGCATCTCCGGCTTGCGCCCCTTCACCTTGGCGTCGAGGGCGGAGAGCATCTTCTGCTCGTCGAAGACGCGGGAGTCCGGCGTGACGCCGGCGGCCCAGGCCTCGTTCGCCGCGCCCACCGCCTCGTACTTCACGGCGCGCTCCTCGAGGTGCGCGATGTTGGTCCGACGCACCGAGTCGGGGATGGCGGCGATGGCCGCGGGGGACGTCTTGAGCCGGACGATCTGCTCCTCGATGACCTTCAGGTCCGGGGAGGCTTGGGCGTCGAGCGCCGGCTGGAGCTGCCGGGCCGCTTCGGTCTTCTGCCGCTCCACCTGGCGCACCTCGAAGGGGAGGGCGGTGACGTTCGCCTCGTCGGCCTGCTCGAAGAGCCCGGCGTTCCGCAGGCGCTCCACCTGTTGAAGCTGGGTGTGCTGCAGGTAGGAGTCGAAGGCCCGGAGGTGGTGCTCCGCGAGGCCCTGGCGCCGCTGGACCACGTGCTCCTCGGCCCTGGCCCGGAAGTCCTGGGCCCAGCCGCCGGTGACCTCGAGGCCGCCCGTCACGTCCGCGACCGCCTTCTTCGCCGCCTTGGCGTAGATGGCATCGCCCACCGCCCACATCGGGATGGGCAGGAGGTCGCCGGTCAGGGCGTCCCGCTTGCCCATGATGGTGGCGATCTGCGGGGGGACGTCTTCCCCGAAGGCCTGCTTCACCTCGTCCTGGGAGAGCTCCCTCTTCGCCTTGATCGTGTTCTCGATGGAGTTGAGTGTCTCGCCCAGGCGGATGGCGCCCTCCTGGTGCTGCGTCTTGACCCACTCCTGGGCGTAGGCCGTGAGGCCGTCTGAGATGACCTTCGAGAGGCCCTGGGCGGCCTCGCCGGGCATGGCTGCGGTGCGCGACGAGTCCTGGACCTGACCCCCGTAGTCGATCTCGGGGAGCTTCACTGGCCGCTCCCGCTCCAGGAGGGCTTCCACTCACCCACGGGCGCCACGGCAGGGGACGAGCGCCACCAGTTGTTCGCCTGGCCGAACTTGAAGAGCGACCCGCCGAGATCGGAGAGCAGGCCGAACCCGGCCGCGCCGGTGACGTCGGAGGCCTGCTGCCGCGCCGCGCGCATCGCGAAGTCCCGTTGCCGCGTGAACTCCTGCGACATGGCCGAGAGGTGCTGCTGCAGGCCGGAGCTGTCCTGGATCTCGTAGCCGGATGCGCCGGCGGCGGCGGTCGTGAGGCCGAGCTGCTGCTCCTGCTGGGCCTTCATCCGACGGTCGGCCTCGTTGGCCTGCGCGCGGATCCGCCTGGCCTGCTCCTCACGTCCGAAGAACGACATGGCGCCGCCGACAACGCCGGCGGCGAGCCCCACGCCGACTGCTGCTGCTGGAATCGCCATCAGGCACTCTCCTTCGTGGCGTCCCCGAAGATGCCGAGGATCTCGGTGCGGAAGGGGACGTCCTGGGTGATGGTGAGCACCCCGTCCTCGTCCCACCCCAGCATGTTCAGGTCGGAGTCGCCGGTCATCCGAGGCTCGACACGGTCCAGGGGGGAGGCGGGGGTGCGGTCGGCCGCCCGGTACCCGTTCACGAGCGGCAGAGCGGAGTCGTTGAGCCGGAGGCGGACCTTGGTGCGCCTGCGCTTCGCGGCCTGCGCGGACCCGCCCGGCCCGGCCACCTCGAGCGGCAGGGTGATCATGGTGGCGGTGAAGGCGAGGCCGACGTCCGCGGTGACAGGGGACTCCGCGGCCACCGTGATGGCGCCACCCAACACGGTGAAGGGCCCCTCGAGCGCGCCGTCCACCACCGCGTAGACGGTCTCTCCGTTGAGGTGAGCGAGCCCGCTTACCACCTGGCCCACCGGGAGGAGCTCGACGAGGGAGGAGTCGAGGTGGCAGATCCGGGTCTCGTGGAGCGGGATCCGCTCGAGCAGGATGGCGTCGCCCCGGGTGGCCGCGACCCAGACCTCGTCCCCGTCGGCGGTGCGCGCCACCGCGGCCGACTTGATGGAGGACGACGGGAACGCGATGCGCCACCAGGCGGCGACCTCCTCGCCCCGGTCGTAGGTGCAGCAGCGGAGTTCCCCGCCCTCAAGGAGGGCGATGAGCGTCGGCTCCGGGTGCTGGGACCAGTGGACCTCGACGACGTTGGAGTCGAAGAGGTCCTCGGCCGCGAAGGTGAGGGCGCGGGAGTACCAGGCCTGCCGCTCCCAGGAGTAGTCGAGGGCGCGCAGTTTCCGATGGTTCGACCCCACGAAGATCGCCTGGTCCCCGATGTGCCGCGCCTGCACCGGCGCAGAACCGAACGCGCTGCCGTCCTGGATGTCGATGTCGGCCTGGGCGATGAGGCCCTGCGACCCCTGGATGTGGTGCTCGACCGCCTCCGACCCCGCGAGGAGGACGCGCTGTCCCTGCATCCACTCGAGGCGGCCCTTCGTCGTGACCGTCACGGCGATGCCGTCCTCCACGGTGGCGCCGAGGCCGAAGTCGAACGGGCTGCCGCTCTTCGAGGCCCAGAGGTTGTGGGGGTCATCGGCCGTGGAGGCGAGCCAGAGGCGGCCCTGGAACCCCGCCTCGACGACCCCAGGCCAGTTGGTTCCCGACCAGCTCGCCGGTTGGCTGGAGAACTCCGCAGGGTAGAATTCGAAGACGAGCGCGCCCGGCAGCGGCATCGAGAGCACGCGGGGCTGCACGTTTCGGTGGACGAAGAAACACCGGCCCTTCGACAACTCCGCGGAGTTCTGCAGCTCCGCGAGCTGTCCTGCCGTCCAGGGCGAGTTGAACTCGGAGATGGTGGCCGCGCTCTGGTTGTAGACCACCACGTCGTCGAGGTAGTTCAGCGTCGGGCCGCCGCTGCCGGTGGATACGAAGCGCACCACCATGGGGCTGCCGGTGCCCGTGAACGTGTAGCTGACCGTCGTCCACTCCAGGGTGGTGGTCGTGGTCCCCAGCGACACGCCGCCGGCCAGGGCCTCCATCTGGTGGATGACGCCGAGAGCAGGATCCCTGCGAACCCTGAACGAGAGGGCGTAGGTGTTTCCGGCCACGGTCGCGATGCTCTGCTCGATGGCCTGCGTCGATGGATTGTACCCGGGCACCTGGGCCCGTCCCTGGACCCAAGCGCAGAGCCCGCTTGCGGTCCAGGACGCGAGGGACGCATCGAACCCACCGTTGACGATGAGGTTCGGGCGGAACGCCAGGAGCCCCGTCAGCTTCGAGTAGATCCTGACCTTCGACGCGCCGACGGCGATCACGTAGTCCTCGGTCGCCCCCGAGACCCGGAACTCGAAGAGCCTGGGCGCATCGCCCTCGGGCCAGGTGGCGACGTACTGCGAGCCAGCCCGCATCCTCACCGGACCCTGCGGCAGCACTTGGAAGTTCTCGCAGCGCGCGAGCGCCTTGCGGTAGAGCTCCGAGTCCACGCGGGCGCGGAGCCGCGAGGAGATCTCCCCTCCGGTGAACGCGGTCTGGCTGGGCGAGAAGCCGGCCACCCCCTAGAACCTCCTGTACGTCAGGGTGGACTCCGGCCGCTTCTCGCTCCGCCCCTGCATTCCGTCCCGCGCTCCGGCATCCTGGAGCACCTTCGCGTAGAGCGCCCACAGGGCGGACTGGAGCCCCGCGTTCTCGGTGATCGGCATCGCGAGGGCGAAGGCCAGCCGGTATGCCATCGCCTGGACGAAGCCGGCCGTCCACTGCACCGTGTCCTCGATGCGCGCCAGGTACTTGACGTAGAGGGTGGAGGCCTGGTCCGTGACCAGATACCCCTCCTCCCGCTGCCACTCGATGTCGCTCGCCGTGGTGCCGTCGCCGGCCTCGAGGACCCGGATGCAGTCCGTGGGCAGAAGGAACCGTGCCCCCCACCCGTAGGCCGGCGGGGTGGCGTCGGCTGCCACCTGGACGCGCTTCACGGCGAAGGTCCACGCGCGGGCCTCGAGGACCGCATCACGGGTCGCATCCCAGTTGGCGGCGCAGAGCTCCGCGTTCACGGAGGCGTCGCCGATGCTGGTGATCTTCTGGGCCCCGAGCCACCCGAGCGCCAGGTTGCAGATCCCGACCTGATCCACGGACGCCTCCTGCTAGGTGCCGAAGGTCGTGGCGAACTTGTCGATGGCGCGCTGCATCGCTCCGACCAGGATGTTGTTCCGGTCGAGGTAGAGGGACGCCGTGTCCCCCACCACGATGCCCCACTGGGTCTCGGTGGGCGCGGTGGCCTGCGCCGTGTTCACGCCCGCGACCTGGTCGGCCGGCACGCTGGGGGCTGCCGCGAAGACCTTGCGATTCGTGCCGCCGACGCCGGTGTCGCCGCTTTTGGGGGTCTCGGCCCACTTCTCCAGGTAGGCCCGGAGCTCGGAGCCGCACCGCTGGCGCGGGACGCTGTCCCCGACCATGACTGCGACCTCGGCAGCGGCGCACGTCGAGTAGGCGACGACGCTGGTCGAAACGGTGGCGGGGCCGCCGTCGGGGAGGGTGACTCGAATCATGGTCGCCATGGCTACCTCTTCCCGGCCTTCGCGGCCGGCTCCTGGGGCTTCGACTCCGGCGCGTTCTTCTCCTCGGCTGCCGCCTTGAGGTCGGCCTGGTTCCGGTGGAACCAGTCGCCGTCGATCTGATCCACGAACGGCTCGATGGCCTCCTTCACGCTCTTGCCCGAGCGGATCGCGGCGAACATCTGGTGCCGCTCCGCCTCCGTGGGACCGATCCTCTTCATGTGGCCTCCGCTCCTGCGAGGGTGCTGCGAGCGGGGCGGCGCAGGAGAACCGCCCCGCTCACGGGGCTGCTACGACTCGAGGACGTGGGCGCGGATGACGTGCTCGTCCTCGATGCGGGTGGCGCCGAAGGCCATGGCGCTGTAGACGCGCCACGCGAAGGACTTCTCGGAGCTCTCGACCACGCGGGTCCAGAGGTCCTTGGTGAGGTGCAGGCCCACCGCGCGCTTGGTCATCGCGAGGTAGTAGTACTGCAGGCCGGACACGTTCGGGAGCAGGGTGCTCACGATCCAGGTGTAGCCGAGCCAGTTCTCGACGTAGCCCTTGGCGTCGAGGGCCTGGGCCATCACGTAGTCGCTCGAGGTGGCCTGGGTGAGCTGCAGGAGCTTCTTCGCGCCGTTCGGGCGGACCACGAAGACCTTCTCCTCGTCGGTCGGGACGTTGTTCAGCCAGAACTTCTCGTTGATGCTGGTGATGAAGTTGAAATCGAAGGCCTGGGTGGCGCCGCCGAGGCCCTGCCCGGCCGGGAACGCGGTCGAACCGCCCGCCTCGTCCTCCGTCGCGCCCAGCGCCGCGGTGATGATGACGGAGTCGATGTTGCGGCCGTGCGCGTCGGCGTGGGCGCGCAGGACGTCGGAGCGCGGGTCGCGCGCCGCCTGGGCGATGTTGGTCGGGTCCACGAGGTTCGACACCTCGAAGTCGGCGGGCTTGGAGCGGCGCCGGGTGAGGGAGAGCGCGGTGTCGGCGGTGGCGCCGCCGGCGGTGCGCGCGGTGGTGGAGAGCGCGCCCAGGCGATCCCAGAGGTGCATGTCGGGGGCGTTCCGCTCGATCGTGAAGGGGCGGAGCTTGCTGCCGCGCTGCTGCGAGAGGCTGCGGAGGTTCGCTTCGAAGTCGCGCTGGTAGATGGGGCTCAGGTCTGCGACGGCCATTGTGTGTCTCCTGCCCGCTGCTCGCGGGCGACTGGTGGGTCGCCGCGAGTAGTCCGGTCAGGAGGGCCGGGCCCGCTATGCTTGGAGCTATGCGCCCGCTCCCGAGGCCCTGGGGCGGCGAGGCCGGTTACCCGGTAGTCCCGCTCCCAGGATGCGTCAGAATCCTAGCACTTCGGAGGGGGATTGGAAGTCCTGTCCTAGAGCCACGGGACACCCCCCGCCCACGGGTCCGCAGGAGCTCCACCCAGGCCCCCGCCGCTCACCGGGAGTCCGGTCCCGGTGCGGGCTTCTGCTCCCCCCGCCGACCCGACGGCGAGCCCCAGCGTGCCGGTGCCGGAGATGGCGGCGCCGGTGCCGTCCACCGCCTTGGCCCCCACCGCCGAGGCCAGGGTAGCGGTCCCTGTGAGGGGGGCTGCTGTCCCGTCCACCGCCTTGGCACCATCCGCTGCCCCGAGCGCCCCGGTGCCGGTGACCGCCGTCCCCGTCCCGGATCGGTCGCTCCCGCCGCCAGCGAAACCGACGGCGAGGCCGAGGGAGCCGGTCCCGGTGACCGCCGCGCCCGTGGCGCTGACATCCTTCTCCCCCGTGGCGCTGCCGAGGGTGCCCGTCCCCGTGACGGCAAGGCCCGTGGCGGCGACGTCCTTGGCCCCTGTAGCGACGCCGAGGTCCGCTGTGCCCGAGAGAGCCACCCCGGTGCCTGGCACGTCCTTGGCGCCGACTGCGCTCGCCAGGGAGGCCGTCCCGGTGACGGCCGCCGCGGTGCCGGAGATGGCTCGCGAGCCAACCCCGGACCCCAGCGTGCCGGTGCCCGTAATCGCCACCCCGGAGCTGTCCACCGCCCGGGTGCCGTCCGCCGCCCCGAGGGACGCCGTGCCGGTGATGGCCTGGCCCGTCCCCGAGCGGTCGTTGCCGGCCACCTCCGCGGCCATGGCCGCGATGAGCAACAGCTTGTGACGGCTGAGGGCCACGGGCTAGACCGACTCGTCCACCCAGAGGGCCGCGCCGGTCACCTGGTCCACCGCCGTTTCGCCGGCCGGGACCGGGCCCACCTTGGCGTAGAGCCTGAGCCCCTGCCCCGCCCAGAACCACTCCGAGCCGCCAGGACCGATGACGGTGCCGACGTTCACGGTGATGGTGGGCGCGGCGCCGCTGGTCTTGCGGATCGTCACCGGCTGCGGGCCGTTGTTGTAGACCACCACGAGTTGCCGGTTCGCCGCGTTCGTCGCGTCGATGGGCGTCGCGCTCCCGGCCGCCAGCGCCAGGACTTCGGCCCCTCCACCTGTCGTCGGTGCAGCCATGTGTGCCTCCCTACTGCGCCTTGACCTCGCCCACGCAGCCCCACGACCAGGCCACCGAGCGCGACGACCCGTAGGCGCGCGACGACGTGTCCGGGGTGACGTTGGTCGAGTGGATGATCGCCTGCGCGGTGAAATTCGAGGGCGTGCCCGCGCTGTCGATGGTGGTCCCTGCGATGGCGGTCCCCGCCAGCGTGGTGGTGTCGTTGCCTTCTCCCACCGAGCCCCAGACGTAGGACCCTGTCGCTGCGGCAGCCACGCTCGCCTGCGGGTTGGAGGTCGAGGAGGAAGGTGCTGCACTGATCCCGCTGTTGCCGATGGTGCTCGAGGCCCCCGTCCATGACCAGACCCCGATCATCGCGTTCATGCTGCTTGGTGTACCGGGGATGGTGCAGGACACAGTGGAGCTGGACAGCGCCGCGCTGGAGTAGGCGTACCAGATGGCGCAGCCTACAGCAGTCCCGGCATCCTCGATGTGGGTCAGCCGCGTGAACGTGAGCCCGGAGGCACCCCCGGTGCCGACGCACGTCACCAGCGGGAGCGTGCCGCTGTTGAGGTTGTTCTGACCCACACTGACGGTGAGCATGGAAGCGCCAGCGGTCGTGAAGCTGGGGGACGCGATGGTGGTCGCGGCGGAGCCGGTCAACTGCGTGGTCTGCGGGAATCCCGCCTCCAGAGCGAGCGGCACCGAGCAGTTCGTGCAGAGCCCGGCACCCGTGCTCTGTGTCCCCGCTGTGGCGAGGCGCCCGGTGGGCAGGACCGCGAGCGCGAGGGCGAGAAGGATCGAGGTCACTTGTAGAAGATGGTGCAGGAGTTGGCGGTGGTACAAGCCGTCGCGCCCGTCGCGGTCGTGCCCATGCAGACGGCGATCCCGGTGGCGTGGTTGCGAAGCCCGATGCCGGGGACCAGCGTCAGGGTGCCCGAGGAAGGCAGCGCCAGGGACCAGATGACCGAGGTCCCGCAGGTTGGCGAGCCCGCCGTGTTGTAGAACTGGAGGAAGCAGGTGCTCGCGTTGGCGTTGGCGCACGACACCCCGTAGACCTCACCCGCACTCGCCTTGACGTTGGTGGTGGTGTTCACCGTGACCGTCGAGGACGTGAGCCCCGAGTCAGCGGTGCTCGCCACGATCATCATCTTCTGGCCCGTGGAGTTGGAGTCCACCCCTGCCTTGTTGTATGCGGTACCGTCCCCAATCGACACGACCTGAAAGCCGGTTGTGGTGTCCACGATGCCCGCGGCCGAGCGGCCTGCCGTCGTGCCCGACACCGCGCTGCGAGCGATGAACGGCATGACCGCCATCCCCGCGCCCGGCGCCGCCGTGTTGTGGGCGTTGACCTGGGGCGACAGGTAGGTGGTCGAGTCGGTGATCCGGGTGTTCAGCGAACCGTTCGTGGCGTCCACCGACAGGGTCGTTGCGTTGCCTGCCGTCGCCGTATTCACGGCCGAGCGGGAGAGGGCCGGCGTGGCAAGCAGCCAACCCACCGACCCGGGCGTGGTGTTCGGGACCGCGCTCTTCAGCGCGTTGAACGTGGTCGCGGTGGTCGCGTCCTGCACCCCGACCGCCACCGTTACCGGCGGCACACTCGCGGCGCCGGGCACGGCGGCGAACATGACGGACGGATCGCGCATGTCCGTCGCAGTGACCGTGATGGTGATGTCGCCGCTCGTGCGAGCCGACATGCGGACCCGTGCGAACCGGGCCCCCGCCACTCCGATGATGCTGCGCGAGAGGCCCACCGCGAACCCGGTCGTGATGGACGATGCCTTGTTGCCCGTGGCGGGATCATCGAAGTAGGTCCCGACGTAGTTCGTGCCGTCCATCGACATCTCGGCCAGGATGGTCACTCCCGACGGCGCGTTGTTCGCGGTCTGGACGAACCCGACCGACGACTTACCCTTGGTCACCACCGTGCAAGTGGCGTTGGCAGCGGCGAGGTTGCACGCGCTCTGAATGGTGTCGGCGGACTGGACCGTGACGTTGACCTGCCCGAGAGCCAGCGCCGGGAGGAGCAGCAGAAGGGCGAGAGCGCGCATGGCTACAGGGCCGCGTTGCCGAGCGAGGTGATGGTGTAGGTGCCCTGGCTGCCGTAGGCGCCCTCCGCGCTGGTGAGCGCGGCCGACCCCACGAGGTCCGCCTGCGCCCCGCCGCTCGCCACCTTCCACAGCGCGTAGTGGCTGAAGGCGTCCCCGGCCTGGATGTCGAAGACGATGTTCGCGGCGATGGCCTTCAGGCCCGACGCCGCGGCGGCGTAGTTGATCTGCTTCCGCGCGTAGGCCGGCGAGCCGCCCGCGATCTCGTTCGCGAGCGCGGTGGCGACGGTGTTCGTCGGGTCGGCCGAGTGCAGCGAGCAGTAGGTGCCCGAGGAGGCCCCCGTGCCGAGCCGCTGGTCCAGCATGTAGTTCTTCGCTTCGTTCGTGAAAGGCATCGTGTGGTCTCCCTTACTTCTGGCCGCCTCGGTCTGTCGCCATGGCGTCAATCGCCACGACGGTGTTTCCTGCCTGGATCCCGTTCGCGAAGAACGCGAGCTTGCCGCGTGGGTTGACGATGAGCTTCGTCGCCAGATGCACCCTGCGCTTCCCGGAGCTGCCCGCCGGCACGGGCAGCGCCAGGGCGGGCGCCTTGGCCCACAGCCCGCCGTCGTGGACGAAGATGTCCACCTGGCCCACGTCCGCGCTGATCGTGAACCCAGATCCCGCATCGAGATAGAAGGCGATGGCCCCGATGGAGTCGAGCGCCATCCCGATGTCGTCCGGCGCGTCCGTCGGGCCTGGGGGCGTCTCCGTCAGGGCCTGCACGCTCCGAAGGGAACGCACCGGCTGACCGGGACCAACGTCGAACGGCACCCAGGTCGCGGCCATCCCCTACTGGCTCCCGTACTTCTGGGCCTGGAGCTCCTGGAACTTGGCGACGAGCAGCTTGTGCTGGCTCATCTCCGCCGCCTTGGGGTTGAAGTAGATCCGGTTCGCCTGGATCTCCGCGATCCGGGAGTCCAGCTCGGCCGGCGTCATGGCCCCGTTCCCGCCGCCGCTCTGGTCCGCGACCTGGCGTGGCTCCCCGAATCCCTTCGCGATCTTGGCGAACGCCGTGAACGTCGCCGGGTCCACCGTGCCCGACTTGAGCGCCGAGACCAGCTCCTGCGAGAACCCCAGCCGGGCCGCGATGGCAGCGACCGAGGCGGTCCGCTCGTCGAACGCGCCGCCCAATTCCTTCCGCAGCGCCGCGGTGCTGTTCTTCTGGGCGAGCTCCGCCTCGGCCAGGGCGAGGCCCACCTTCTTGGCGCGGGCCTGGAACTGGCTCTTGGTGAGGCCCTCCTCGAGCGCCTCCTTCCGCAGGGCCTCGAGATGCTGCTCGGGCAGGGCCGTGTCGGCGGGGAGGAGGTAGTCCTTCGCCTCCTTGGGCCGGCCGAGCTTCGTCCAGGCGGTCTCCTGCGCCACCTTGACCGCATCGCCCTCGCCCTCGGGGAGGAACAGCACCTCCGGCACCTTGTCCCGCAGCTTGTTGATGAAGTCGATCCGCTGCTGCTCGGAGGCGTCCGGCCCGGGGGGCCGGATGGACGAGCCGACGAAGGCCTTGGTCTCGAGGTAGCTCTTCGCCAGCGAGACCACGTCCTTGATGTCCTGGAGCGCCGGCGCCGTCTTCAGCTCCTCGGGAAGCCCGGACCGCCACTCGCCTGCCTTGATCTCGTCGGCCATGCTCACGCTCCCTTGGCCTCCTCCCGGAGGCGCTCGATGTCGGCCAGGGCGTCGAGTCGCCCCAGCCGGTTCAGCATCTGGTCGCCCGCCTCGGACGGCGGGCCATCACGGTAGCGGCGCCGCAGCACCCGGATGAGGATCTCCCCGCCCGGCTGCGCCAAAAACGCGACGAGCTGCTGTCGCTCCGCCTTGACCTCCTCCGGCGTCATCATGCGGCGTTGCCTCCCTCCGGGACGAGGCCGGGCTGCGCCCCGAAGGGGAAGCCGGCGGAGATCTGCTGGGCGCTGGCGGCAGCCTGCATCGCCTGGCCCTCGTTCTTCGCGGTCTCCGCGGCCTGGGCCTGGGCCATCGCCTTCTGTTCCGCCTCCACCGCCTTCTTCGCCTCGTCTGGCCCCTTCAGCACGGCCGCGGGGACGCCGAGGCGCTTCGCGTGCTCACGGATGGCGGCCCCGATGTCGAAGAAGTGCCTCGCATCCGTGAACCCGAGCTTGAGCAGGTTCGCGATGAAGGCCGCCTCGCGCTCGATGGCAACCACCTCGTCCATCGCCTGCGCCCTCGCCACCGGGCCCCGGAAGCGCAGCTTCACCTCGGGCCGCCGCTCCTTCACGAGCGCGGGCGTCGGCGGCAGCAGCCTCGCCCTCCCGAGGTGGTCGAGGGTGATGAGGACGATGGGGGCGAGTGCATCGGTCTGCAGCCGCGCCACCGGGCTCCCGAGGGACCTGTTCATCTGGTCCTTCCGCGCCTGCACCTCGGTCGCCGTCATCTGCGGCGACTCCTTGAGCTGCAGGTCGTCCTCGTGGAAGCAGCGCCGAACCTCGATGCGCTCGTCCCGGATGATCTCGGCCGAGACATCGAACCGGGCGCCGCTCTCGAGCGCCCAGATGTCGTCCTTGGAGGGGATGACCGTCGCCTTGCCGGCGCGAACGTCGAGGGTGCCGTTGAACCGATCCGACACGCCCCAGGCCGGATCCACCGCCTTCTCGCCGCTCTTGAGCTGGAGCTCCTTGAAGTAGTTCAGGCCCTTCACGTGCCGGAGCGCGATGTGGCCCCGCCCGAACCCCCACTGGCTCCCGGGCCGCCGCGCCCACCTGGCGACCGTGACGGGCATCCGGTAGTAGCCGCTCTCCTCGCCCAGCACCTCGGCCTCGTCCAGCGTGAAGTAGACCGAGCCGACCGGGCGGCGCTCCGGCGCCAGCAGCCCGGACGCCTCCTCCGGCACGCCCTCGCGCTTCCAGACGCAGAAGATCACGTTGAGGCGCGTCGCGGCCTCCCCTGCGGCCTGCGCCATGCGCTTGATGCGCTCCGGCGCGGGGTAGAGCGGCGTGCCGTCCGGGTGCTTCTCCCGCTCGCAGTGATCCACGATCTGCGACGGCGTCCAGCGCAGGTGCCGGAACCACCGCAGCACCCCGCCACGGCTGTCCTCCTCGAACTGGATCTGGCGGATGGGCACCGCGGTGAAGTCGAGCCCCTTCCAGGTGGCGACGTCCTGCGACGTCGGCTCGCACACGAGGCACATGTTCCCGAGGCCGACCCACTCCTGGTAGCCGGATGAGATCTCCATGTTGAAGTCGGACGCCTGCAGCTCCGACCAGACCATCTCGGCCAGGGCCTCGCGGTGCTTGACCGATTCGTGGTCGTCCTCGAGCTCCTTCGTGGGCCACTCGAGGTCGAGCCATTTGGAGTTGGGGGATGTCACGTCCCCGTGCAGCGCGGCGGCGAGGTGCTCGAGCGCCAGCGGAGCGGTGAGGTCCCAGAGGCGCTGGTCGGTCTTCTGGTCCGGGGTGGAGCCATGGACCGCCTGCGAGGTGTTCCCGGTCAGCGGCATGATGTACTTCTCGATCTCGTCCCAGATCACCTCTTCGGTCGCCCGGTCGGATCGGAGGGCCTCGTACCGCTGCTTCAGCTTCACGACGTCGATCATGCGACCCCCGAGGTGGCGCGGAGAACCTGCACGGTGCGGCGCGCCCCTGGCGCGTAGACCGGCTCTGCGAAGGTGAGCGCAAGGGCGTCGGCCAGGTCGGGCGAGGACAGGCCGCGCTTCTTCATGTCCTCCTTCGACTCGAGCTGGAGCCGGCCGGCGGCGTTGGCGTAGGAGTAGGTCGGCGCCGTGAGTTCTCCGACGAGCTCGGGGATGTCGGGGAGCTGCCCGGTCTTCACCCAGGCGGCGAGCGACCACCACATCTCCGCCCGGCGGTTGACGTACCGCTCGGTCATCGGCTTGCCGCCGAAGTCGATGCCGACCACGCGGCGCCCGAGCTGGGCCAGGCGGTCCACCACCCCGGCGCCGAGGCCCGTCTGATCCACGAAGACCGCGTGCGGCCGGTGCTCCTCGATGGCGCGGACCACGTAGCCGGACAGGGTCATCAGGTCGAGGTTGCGCCAGACCTGGGGCCTCGACGCCCACCTCCCCTGACGCACGAAGACCACGCTGCGGTCGTCCCCGTATCGGGCCACGTCCACGCCCATGATCTTGGCCTCCTGGCTGTACTCGGGCGGCTGGAGCCGGCGCTGCATCGCGGCCTGCACCTCGTCCACGCCCATGAGGCTGTTCGCCTGGGCCGGCGGGAACTGGCCGAAGACGTTGACCAGCACCCACGGGTTGTCGCGGCCGTACTTCTCGATCTGCTCCCGGGCCCACTGCACCGAGATGCGGGGCGCCCTGCCGGGATCGTCGGGGTCGCCGGTGATCTCCTTCACCCACCACAGGTGCCGCTCCCGGGTCGAGGCGCGGTAGAGCGGACCCTCGAGCAGGGTGGGGTTCCCGGCGATGACGAGCTTGGTCTCGAGGCCGGTGGCGAGCCCGGCCTCCGCCGCGGCAGCCACCGAGTCCGGGACGCCGCCTGCCTCGTCGATGATGAACAGCACCCGCTCGGCATGGATGCCGGCCAGGGTGTCCGCCTGGCTCGAAGGGTCCGCGCTCTTGCTCCACTGCCGGGCCGAGGCAAACCAGGTCTCCGGGTGGTCGTGGGCTTGTACCCGGGTGGTAGTCCAGTCGAATAGCTCCCGGAGGATGGGGGAGCGGCCCTGCCACTTCGCGAGCTCGGTCCAGAGGCCGTCTCGGAGGTTGTCGCCAGTGATGCTGGTAGCGACGACCTTGGGGTGGGGCCGGGTCAGGAGGAAGTTCCAGATGAGCCAGGCGAGGACGGTGGACTTGCCCGGCCCCTTGCAGGCCTTCAGGGCGATGCGCTGGTTGGTCGGGAAGGCATGGAGCACCTCGAGTTGCCACCCGTCCGGCTCGGCGCCGAGGCACTCGCGCACGAACGCCACCGGGTCCTCCCGCCAGCGGCGGATGCGGCCTTGGGCCTCGGTCACGACGCCCCCGGGTTCGGGAGGCTGCCCACCACCAGGGCCTCGAGGGTGACCCTTCCCGAGACCTCGACCTCCTGCTTCGGCTTCGGCTGGCTGTACTCCAGCCGCGCCTTGATGGCAGACACGATGGCTGCCGCGTTGCGGGGCGGGCGGGTGGTGCAGCACTTCTGCAGGGAGTCGAGGGCCTCCTCGTCGAGGCGCAGGCGCGCCAGCACCTGCTCGTTCGAGAGGAGGGCGGCGGCCTGCCTGGACCCTCGCGGGGCGCGCTGCCGGGGGCGCTTGCCGGTACGGGACCACGGCACCCCTTTCCCCGATACCGGGGCGCCGGCGGCGGGGCGGGGTGGGCCGCGCGTCACGCCGCGGCAGCCTTCAGGACGACCAGGGCGGGGGCGCTGCGGCAGCGGTGTGCGCGTGCGGAGTCGAGGGAGGCGCGCAGACGGGCGTTCTCCTCGCGGAGGCGCGCCAGCTCGAGCTCGAGGTCGCGCTCGTAGGCGTCGGGCATGATGGCACCTCCCAGCTCCACCCACGTCCTCCACCGCGCGGCGTCAGGCCTCCGCGAATGGCCCCGGCCGGTTCTGTCCGTCGAGGGGGACGGAAACTCCGGCCGGGGCCCGCGGAGGTGGAGGCCGCGTCAGGGGCCATCGCACCACACCATGGGTTGTGTGTCAAGATGGACACACCCACAAGATGTAGTGGGTGTGGGAGTTGGGACCACGCCTGCCGCGCCTCGCCTTGCCGCTCCCGGTAGACGTCGGGGTTGTCGGCATGGAACTGGTCGAAGCGGTCCTGCAGCCGGGCATGCCTGGCTCGCGCAACCTCGGCTGCCAACTGCCTCACCAGAATTTGGGTTGTGACTGGGTCCCACCGGGGTGGAACCAGCGTCCAGGGGGAGTCTGGGCGCGGGCCCGGCGGCGTGGAGGAAGAGACAAACTCCGCCGCCTGCGGCTTGCAGCGCACGCAGAAGCACCCCTCCAGGTGGGCGCTCATGTCAGGCGCCGCTGGACCTTGGGGTGGTCCCGCACGGCGGTCCACACCATTACCCCACCTCCGCTTGCTGGACAGGCTGTTTGCGTCTTGAGAGCAGAGGGGCTCGCCCCAGCGGGTCGGTGCGACCGACCAGGCGCCGCTTCCACCGGCAGCCGGGGCACCAGCGCATCGGCTTGGTGGGGTGCTCGGGCGTGGGGTGGTACCACCAACGTCCGCAGTCGCCCTCGCACTGGACGCGGCGGGTCTCCCGGCGCTTCATGGCGCCGCCTCCGCGATGTCCAGCCACGCCGTCAGGTTGTCGGCCAGCGCGGCGTCGTAGGCCCGGAGCACGGCAGCCTCCGACCGGATCTGGGCGACGATGCGACGGAGACCGGAGCGGTCCGGGTCTAGCCTGTAGCCCCGCTCCCCACTGGCGATGAGGATCCTGCGCTCGACCCGGAGCGCGTGGACCGCGTCCTTCACCCGGCGCCGCAGGGTGGACTCGGCCTGGTGGACGAGGCCGAGCCGGGCGCGGACCTCGGTTGCGAGTTCGGCCTGGCTCGCCCAGGTGTCGCCGCGCTCCCTCAGCACCTCGAGGACCGCGTCGGCGATGCGCTCCTGGTACTCGCGAGCGGGCAACGGGAGGCCGAGCTGAGTCACGCGACCTCCGGAGTCGCATTCAGAAGCGGCATGTCCGCCGCGATTCGCTCGCGCGCCAAGGCCGCGTAGGTCCGGTTGATCTCGATGCCGACGAACTCCCGCCCGTGGCGGCGCGCCACCATCCCCACCGTGCCGGCGCCGGCGAATGGATCCATCACGATGCTGCCCGCCTTGCTCCCGGTGAGGACGCACCTCTCGGCCAGGTCCCAGGGCATCACCGCGAAGTGGACGCCGTGGAAAGGCTTGGTTGTGATCGTCCAGACGGAGCGCACGTTGCGCGTCGTGCCCGCCCACGGCACGCCAAACCCTTGGTGCGATCTGTTACCGGTGGAGCCGCCATGGTCGCCCCGGAACTTGCGCGCCGTGTTCCCCGCCGCCTCTTCCACTGCCTCCTCCCGGACCGCGCCCGCGTCGTAGAAGTACCGGGCCGACTTCGATAGCAGGAAGACGTACTCATGCGAGCGGGTGGGCCGGTCTCGAACGCTCTCCGGCATCGGGTTTGGCTTCGACCACACGATGTCCGAGCGGAGCCACCACCCATCGGCCTGGAGCGCGAATGCCACACGCCAGGGGATGCCCACCAGGTCCTTCGGCTTGAGACCAGGCAACGGCAGTCGATTCGGTTGCGTCATCGGACCGAGCGCCGAGATGCCGGTGTGCTTCCCGGCGTGCCGCCCGTCGCGGAGTTGGCGCGAGCGCTCGCCTCTGTGCGGAGACGAGCCAGCCCACCGGGCCCCCTGCTGGCCGCCGCCGGGGCACGCGCCAACCTTGCCGGCGCCGGTCGCGTAGCAGTCCCCGAGGTTCAGCCAGAGGGTGCCGTCCGGCTTTAGGACCCGGCGCACCTCGCGGAACACCTCGACCATGCGGGCCACGTACTTCTCCGGCGTCGCCTCCAGCCCGAGCTGCTCCGAGTGTCCGTAGTCGCGCAGGCCCCAGTACGGGGGCGAGGTCACGCACGTCTGCACCGACTCGGCCGGCAGCGTCGCTAGCACCGCTCCGCAGTCGCCCTCGATCACGCGCCAGGTCACGCGACCTCCGCGGCGTCGTGGAAGCGGCGGGCGCCACGCATCGCGTGGATCTCATCCTTGCCGTAGAGGCAGACCGCGCGGAGGTGGCGGTCGAGAGAGCGCAGTTCGACCGCCTTCATGCCGGCGAGGATGCGCAGTGCCTCCGTCGAGATCCCTCGCTCCACCTCCGGCGCAGTAGCGTGGACGTTCGCGGCGGCCGGGGAGGCCGGTGGCCCGCCTTCCCCGGA